TTTACCGCAACAACAGGTAACTTTTGTATTTACCCCATGCCACCGAAGTAATCGGGTGTCTCTGCATCCAGCAACAAATGAAACCAAATCACTTACTGTCATAACTACTCCCCAAACCAAAGCTGACGGGAATCATCCATAATCATCTTGTCCAATTCACCCAAATAATCACGCCGTAACTCCTGATTGTCGCGGACGCTTGGTACATTCTCCCAGGCGTAATCAGGGATTTTGAGCGATTCTAAATGCTTGTTTAATTTGACGTAATCAGGTTTACCACTTTTAGTCATGAATCCGTAACGCTTGCATAGTGCGGTTTTGTTGACGGTTGACCCGTCGTTAACAATTTGGTTGTCTTGGATTATGCGATCTCTGTATTCAATTTCTTTGACAACCTCAAACCCCAGTATTTTTTGCTGCATGGGTTCAGGACAGGTTGCGACAATTAAATGGCGCGTGTCAAGGACGGATTTTTCCGCCAATGCTTTTTGCGCTTCAGCTTGTGCTAGTTGTACCTGTAACTCTAGTTCACGGATTCTATCGTTTTGCTGAGGGATAATAATTTCAGCTTCACGGGCTTTGATTGCAAAGTATTTTTTGGCGGATGCTACCTCAATTTTTCTGCCGTCACAGCACAATGCAATCATGTAACAGGCATACCGTGAAAGTCTGTAATCACTGCCGTTGCGTCCCTGACTTTTTACCATCAAGGGTAAAAAGTGGTCAGGAGTCTTATCCCCAGTAAGTTCTAGGTTTTCGATAGCTTGAATGATTGGGCTTTCAAATTTTGCCCATCTTGGATAACCCATTAATGTCATTAATTCACGCGCTGACCAAAATTCGCCACTGTCATCAACCCGGCGGATAGTGTCAAATGGGCTTGCATTGTCGTCAATCTTTGTTAAACTGTTCATAGTTCATTTCTCACGGTTCATGGACTGTCGGCTGTAACGGACTGGGAAGTAGTAGATGGCTTCCCTCGCCGTGCTGACATTACCTATTGATTATACGATAAAGTTATCGAAATTACGGTAACTATATGCAATTAACTACTGAGCAGCAGTTTCAGATTGCCGCTTTTAAGATGCAAGTACAGCAGATGTCACCGGAACAGGTGAAGCAGCAACTTGTGGCGCACTATGAGCAGATGTTGAAGAAAGACACTGAATACTTGCAGAAAATTGGCAACGCGTGGGGTATGGTGTAGCTATTTATTCAACGCCCCGCCCGGACGCTGTTGTTTTTGGATTTCCGCCAACACAACCGACCTTAGAGAATTTTGCAATTGTGGAACATTAACCGAGCTATCCCCGCCGCCTTCTACAGTGACGGGGATATTTATGGTCATATCTTTAGACCCAATTTGTGACCCTAAATTTTGACCACCTTCGACAACCCCACCATTCGCAAAATTCAATACTTTATCTAACCGCAGTTCTTGGAATCGTTTAGCTTGTTGAATTGTTAGCACCATTTCGCCCGGTGTTAGGGCTGCTAGTACCGGGTTCTTGCCTCCCGACATTGATCTTTCGCGGTGCAAGGCATCAGTTACCGCCCCAACACTTCCCCCATTGGCGTAATTTGGAACTATACCACCTTGATAGAATCCGAGAATACCACCACCTCCACCGAAGATATTGGAAATGAGAGAATTAACCGCTAATTGAGTTAATTGTTGAGCAATGTTGCCAACCAAATCTTTGAAGGCATCCCCCGCAGATTTAGAACCAGAAATGATGTCACCAAAGAACGAACCGAGGGCGTTTTTACCAACGTCTAATAAGTCTTTACCAAGTGTCCGTACCTGTTGAGAAATACCCTCTAAATTAATTTTATTAATCGTTTCGGCATTGGCTTGTAATGTGGCTATTTCCTGTTCTGTGTACTCGTTAGCCTTCCCTCTTACTGCGGCTATTTGTTGCTCGATTTGCAGTAATTCCTGTTTATATCTAATCTGTTCTTGCATTGTCGCGGCTTCAGCTTCTAATGCAGATGCTTGATATTCATTGCCACCACGCCCGCGAATTAAACCAGCTTGCCCAGACAAGATTGATGCTTGACTATTTACAAACCCCGACTCTCTAGAAAGTGCAGATTCTAGATCCGCAAATCTACCTTGTTCAATGGTTTTTTGTCCTTCTTTGGTGAGAGTTTCAAAACTTAATTTTGACTGTTCGCCAAGCGTTTTTATCTTTTCGTTTAAGTCAGCAATCTTAGTGTCTAAATCTTTAATTACGGCACTAGCAGCGTCAACTTTGCCCTCATTGATTAACTTCTCGCGTCCTTGGGTTAAATCATCATATTGCTGTTTAAGAGTGGTTAATGCTTGTTTTTCTTGTTGAATTGCATTTATTTTATCTAACTGGAATTGTAACTCTGCTTTCTGTTGTTGAGTCCGTGAGGTAGAAATTTCTTTATTAAGCTCAAGAACTTGTTTGCTGTATTCAATTTCCTGTTTTTCTGACTCCCTTAACCGTTGATTCTGTAACTCAATTTGTTTACGCTGATTCTCGAATAATTTCAAATCTACGCCGCCCTTATCGGCGATTGAATTAATTTGAGCAACTAAATCATTAATATCTTTTTGAAGCCGTTTAACTTCCTCGGAATCATTTTTTAAACCACCTTCACCCAGTAAATAAACTTTCTGATCTTGAAAATCATCAAGCTTATTTTGCAACGGCATTAGTGCGGTTTTCGCTTCGTATTCAATTTGTGCCTTATCAATTGTTAATTGAATACCCTGTTTTGTCGCTTCATCTGTTACTAACGATTGCTGCAATTTTAACTGATTGATGTACGCTTCTTGAGCGCGAGATAACTTTTCAATTTCTCGCTGACGATCCTTATTTTTCTCGACTTCTTTATCCGCATTGAATAGGTTTAATTTATTAGTTTCTAATTCTAAATCCCGTGAATATTTTTGCTCTTGTATGACTTGCTCTAATTGATTAATTGCTTTGGTGTAATCCACGCCAGCATCATCCGGCGTGACAGTTTCACCACGTTTTTTAGCCTCCGCCAGAATCTTTAATTTCTTGTCCCTAGCATCTTTTAAATCTTCCAATTCCTGAGTTTTCTTGATCAAATCCTCATCATATCTATTGTTGATTTCGTACAATTTAGCTCTTTTTTGCACAATCTTTTTAGCTTCTTCATCCGGTGCTAAAGCCTCATAGGCTGCAAATTCTAGTCGTTTTTGCTTGTCAGCTTGTTCGCGTTTTTTAGCATCTAATTCTCGCTGCTGTTTTTGAGCGTTGTCAGATTGTTTGGTAGCTGCGTCAATCTCTTCTTTAATTTCCCGGTATTTGGTTTCTGAAAGTTTACGTCGTGCTGCTAATAAATTCCGTTGATCTTCAGCATTGCCACCTTGAGCCGCGCCAGTAACTTGCTGATTCCTGGCTTCTGATTGTTGACTAATAGACGGGGAGGACGCTGATTGTCCCTGACTCAGAAATAATTGCATCTCAGAATTACGCCGCTTAGTTAGCCCTGGTAAAACCTGCTTAACTCCGCGATACTCACCTTTATTCCATCTCAGAAACTCTTTAGCCGCCCCTGCATAATCCCCAGAGTTTAGTTTTTTGAGTAGGGTACTTTCTCCTAATGCCCCTTCACCGACGTTAAAAGCAAATGAGGTCAAAGCATCTAGTTGATTATTATTGATAGGCACTTTGACCATTTTGGAGACGCGAGAGCGTTTGTAAAGTAGCTCCTCCAATAGCCGTTGGTTCGCCTCTTCAACCGTCAACCTCTCCCCTGTTGATTTAGCCTTAGTTCCGAAACCAACCGAGTATTGAGTGCGATCAAAATATGGTGTAGCTTCAAAATCTTCAGACCGCTTAACTAATTCCACTAAACTATCTGTTATACCTGCTTTACCGAAAATCCCCTCATTCTTGCCACGCACAATATTGGCAGTGCGAGATGACAAACCCGCGCCTGTGGGTAGTGCATTTTGGACTGGGGTAAATAATTGTTTTACAGCATTGACACCTTGTTGGAAAGGGTTCTGTCCCTCGCTTTTGAAAACCCCAGCCTGTAAATCCCTTATATATTTTCTGTAGGTTTCGGGATCTGCGGACATATCAACGTGAGTTCCGTAAGTACGAGATCCCTTTTTCCCCATCCCCGCTTGCATCCCCAACGTTTGACCGTATTGGATTAATTGCCCATTCTTAACCTGTAAGTCAATCATATGTCCGACCTGGGCTATCAGTTTAGTCATGCCCTTGTCAGCATACAGATTAACCGCGCCCCAACCCTGTCCGACTTTGCCAGCGTAGCCAGCGACCGGACTGGGAACAGGAACTCCGTACTGCTTACCCTGGGAATCAATCAGAACGAAATCCTTTTTGATCAAGCTTCTGTTTAACGGGTTTAGTTCTTCTTTCCTGCCCTCGACCATTCCATAGGGTCTGTCTTTGTGTCCCCCACGGGCAACTACTGAAGGGTGATGAGGTGCTAAATCTTCATATTTTCCAACATTCTCCATCCTGCTGCCAACTCTTTCGACAATTCTGTATTTACGCTGATTAATGGCATTGCCACCGCTAAAAAAGCCCTCTACACCTTGAACAATATTACCTACAATTCCGCTACTGTTATTACCTGGTTGGGGTTGTGCCTGTGGCGTTGATACTGCCTGCTGATTTTGTCCCGTCGCCCATTTCCAAAATTCCTCAGCCTTTTTAGTTACCTTCTCGAATGCACTGCCAATTCCCGGTATTCCCTGATTTGCAAACTCCCCAGCTTTTTGAATAGCACTACCAATACTTGAAGCCCAACCGCTAATATTTTTACCAATATTCTGTGTAATTGATACTGCGTTTTGTAGTCCTTTGGTGAATAGATTAATCCCGTTAGTTGCGAGATTTACAACTCCATTAAATAAGTCTTGAATTAACTTAATTATGGTTTTAATTACGCCAGTTACTACATTCCATTCAAAAACTAAATAATCCCCTACGGCTTTGGCTATGCCTTTTGTTATTTCCCAGAGATTACTTAAAGTTGATTCACTGGCAACCCAAATATCCGCCGCACCTCTAGCACCTGCTTGGATGCCACCAACAACAAAATTAATACCATCAAAAATAAATTTTAATCCGTCAAAAACGCCCTTAACTACTGACCAAAAATCATTAAAGGCAGTAGACATATCCCTGATAATATTCGGGTTAGTTTCTAAATATTTAGTGAAACTTGTTATCCCGTCTAATAATAATTTAAACCCACCTGCTACTAACTCTTGAATAGCTTCATTTAGGGATTGAACCAACTGCGGATTAGCTTTAAAAGTTTCGACTAATTTCTCAGATTCTTTGCGGACATCCTTCATGATTCCGTTAGAAGATGTCAAGCCAGACACAATATCACCAAATGTCTGGACAATGAAATTCATGATCGGCTCAAATGCCACGCCGATAGATTTCTGGAACTGATAAAAAGTATCTTGGACGTTGGATAGACGGCCTTCTAAGGTTTTGGCTTTATTCTCCATTGCCCCAAAATACGCCCCGCCCTCAGCACTCATGCGGCGTAAAGCTTCCTCAAGGTGACGAAATTCTAGTTTTCCGTCTGTGGCCAGTTGTCTAATTTCAGATTCCTTTGCCCCTAGCATTTTGGCAAGTTCAGCCCGAAGCTGCACCCCGCGCCCCGTAAATTGGTCAATGTCTTCATTCTGTAATTTCCCCTCAGTCCGTGATTTGGCGTAAACTTCCATCAAGTCGCCAAGTCTGGCGTTAGCACCTGCGGCGACATCACCAATGGTTTTGAGGTCTTTGATAATCTGATCTGGTTTTGCACCGGTTGCTAAGTTTTGGATTGCTGCTTGCTGTAAATCCTTTAGCTCATACGGCGTGGTAGCTGCAAACTTTTCTAAACTGCTGACAAATTTATCAATTTCCTGTTGATTGCCTCTAAGAAAGGTTTTTAGCGAAGCTTCAAACCCCTGAAAATCCTTAGTAACATTAAATATCTCACCCGCGAATTGTTGAACCGCACCCAACGCTGAACCAACTACACCAGTAATTGAGTTAAACGCCCCGATTCCCGCCCCAACAAAAACACCGTTAAAGACGCTGCTTAAAATGCCCTTAATCGGCTCAACTGCGTTCTTGAATCTATCTGTGAAAGTTCTACCAGCGGCTTGTCCAGCGCTCGCAGCTTGAGCAGTTGCTTGGTTTAACCCTGCTAAATTATTCTGCCCCCCGACACTACCAAAGGCTTGATTTATCAGTTTCTCGATATCCTTGGCGACTTGTGTGGCGTAAGCCTTGGTTTGATTTAATTGTTGGTATAGTGCGGCTTGGTTGGCCGTCAACTGTAGTTCGAGAGTACCGAGGGATGTCATAGCGGTTGGGGATGGCGTTAGTGGTAATTTTCCCCAACACGCTATTTAACTAACTTTTCAATCTCTCCCTCAATATCTGCAAATGCCCCAAGTACACGGAGAGGAAGAACGCCAATATCTCGCAACTCAATATAGATTTGTGCTGTCTCCCGTGACATTGGTATTTTCTGCTTTTGCCCCTGGTCTGTATCCGGGAATGGTAAAAAGTCTTGTAAAGTAGCCTTTTCAGAGAATGACGCGCCTATCTTAGCGATCGCACTCGATTCTAAATTGGTATGCAATTTATACTGACGGTACAAACTCTCTACCATTTCCCTGATTACCCAGCAAGGGGTACGGTGGAAGCTTCGACGGTGGAAACTGGGGTCTGTGACTCCGAAGTATTGGATGGTAAAGTAACTTTCTCGGTAGAACTCCCTTTCTTTCTCCGTGAGTTCGTGGTATTCCCGAAGCCTTTTGATTGCTCCCCCAGCGTTACTTCCTCTGGTTCTTGTTCAATGGTAAATACTGGCAATTCCGCCCATTCTCTCTCTTCACCTAATGCAAATGAGGCAATTTGTGAGTAAAGATTTTCAGGAAGTTTGCGGACAATTGCTCTAATAACTTCATCCCTTATTAAATCGGTCATCCATCTTTCTTCGGGAATTGCCATCAATTGAGAGCATTTTTCTTTATCGAGTGAACACCGGAAAGATGCTTTTAAGTTGTCAATATTAGCTAATATCCAATCAGGTGCAAGTCGTGATTTTAAAATCATAATTGCAACTTCTTGGGATTGTCGCTCAACCATCATTTCAGGTTTTTTGATCCGCCCCAATTCATTGCGGTAATCAATCGCAAAAGCAAGTAATCTGTCTATTTCTTCTTCAGTTTTACCCGTATTTCCTTCTAGAGTTTTGCGGATTAAAGCCACGGCTTCAGTTTGACTAATCTTCTCTTTTTCGACAACGATATCCGCAATTTCTGCTAATGGTGCAATTTCCTGGAACTGCACATTACGGATTTTATCAGCCATATAATCTTTTTCTTCAGGGTTTAGTCCACCCATTTTAGGCAGCGGAAAACCAGCGACAGCAACTATTTCAGGGATTCCCCAAGGGTTTTGCATATTCTATCCTTATATCGTCTTGTGGTGAGAGTAATCGGGTAAATGTTGGGCTTTTTCTAGCAGCATCTGGCACGACAATTAAACTGACTTTTTCGCCAGATAAACTGTACAAAGGCATGATTTCAGGCAGCCCAGATGTGAAATAAGCCGCACCACAAATCAAATGATCTGAGTGCAGCTTACAGTTTAACAAGGTTACTGTATGCCCGTTTGAGTGGAGGCATTTATGCAATAACATCTATCAGGAAATAGTCACGACTGTCGGGGCTGTGTAGAAATAGTTAGCACCTTGGATCTGTGCGGTACAACTAAAAGCCCGTTTTTCCTGAACTGGGTTTTGAGGTGATGCTGATTCAAGTAAAGCAACACCCTCATAAACTTCGCCGCTTGGAAACGCCAGTCTAAAGTAAAACTCACGTCCAGCAAAAGCGTTGTCGTAGGCAATCTTACGAAGGATGCCACCGCCCAAATCACCGTAAACCAAGTTAAAGTTTAGGTTCATTGTTTTGGCGTTGCCTACCGTGACCTTCTCCATCCCCAGTCCACTTAAATAATTAGTGGTGTCGGAGTTCTTGATCTGGGGTGAGACTGTAGCCTCTGTACACCCTGCGACGAATACAAGGGCTTTGGTTGTTGCAGTTGCCGCGCTGGCAACTGAGGCTGATAGCGGCAAGGTTTGGATTGATGTTGCAGCAGCAGCAGCGCGATTACTGACTGTCACTGTGGTACTTCCGAAAGTTAGGATAGTCCCAGCATCCAACGCTACTGGCAAGGCAGCTACAGCAATAGATTCCGCGCCAGATGATGCAGTTGTAGAGGTGGTGATTGTGTAGGAAGTCGGTGTCCTAGAACTAATAACAACATCGCCTACTGTTTGCGTAGGAAGTTCACCAATTTGAAAGGTAATCCCCAGTGTAGTTTCGACAACTGAGGGACGGGCAATAACTAAAGGCATAGGACGTTTTTATAAGTTGCTTTCAGTTTTCCCCTTTAGAATTTTAGCCACGTATAAGTCCCTCCAAGTGTTTTTCCAGCATCGGCAGCATTAAATGTCAGCACCCCATTCCCGGAAGATTGCATACTAATTTCTCCTGGGGCTGGGGCTGCGCCATTAGTATAGATTTGTGTAACAGGTGTCCCATTAATTGTAAGCTTATGCAATTGTGGGGTGTCAGTTTCTATCCTGATAAATGAAGGGTGAGTAGTTGCATCAGTCAAAGTTAATGTGTAAGGCGCGGTAGCAGGAATAGTCAGACTTACAGATTGGTCAAAGATTACTGGGATTGAGTACCAAGCAGATGAGTAGTCCAGGGAAGTGGCATTATCCTTCCATAAGCCGTAACATATTCCCTGAGTAAAATAATTAGTAGAAGTGAAATGCGGTGGGTTAGCCCCATTGGTAAAGGCAACTGTAATTCCATTTAGCAATGCTTCCGCCCCCGCATGAGTAGTTTTAGAATTAGCATTACCAGCAACCCAAGCACTTCCATTCCAACCGTAGTCAGTCCAGCAATAAGCGTTATCTGTAAATAGTTGTCTCATTGATGCGTAGAGAGTTATTCCACTATCTAGATGTAGGAGTGTTGGGGTAGTTCCTAATGCCGTGTATGTAACTACTGAAGCATTTGCCGAACTTACTAATCTATCATTTGTGATTAAATTCCCAAGATAGAAACTTACTTTGTAGTAAGCATCAAAACCAAAGATAGAATGAGTAAGGTTTTCCCAAGGAATGACCCAACTCAATCCAGATCTTGTGGTAGTTCCGTAAGTAAATCTTGATGTTTGTGCTGCCCAAAAACTTCCAGTATCACTAACATCTAAACTAGCAGTCCATCTTTTTATCTCACCTCCCTCATAGCCCAACACAGCCGTTGGTGTGGAAGGTTGCCACCATACTATTCTTCTATTTGTATTAGCTGCATTCTCAGCAACAATAGCTATTTGGTCGTTAACATTTTCAGGGTCTGCTTTTAAGAAATAGACTCTTGACCAATTTCCGTCACTAATTCCAGTAAATGTAAAAGTCTCAGGAACTGCCCAATTATTAGAGCTATAAAGACCGCCACTAACCAAAGCAAAAGTTCTACCATTTCTTCCTACATCAACCCCGTAACAAGGATTATTTAATTGTAACGTGACAGTATTTAAACTGGTATTAATAATATAAAGACCGTTATTTCTACAGGCAACATAAATTAAATTATTTGCAGGGTTTACCGCTACTTGTCTTATTTGAGTTGCACCTAATACCGGAGTTGACAAACTATCCCAAGTGGTGAAAGTTCCGTCAAATATATCAAGTGAAGTTACCCCAGTATCATCATATTGAACTATCTGCGTGTTAGACCAACGGAGTAAATCATTATTTTCTTTCCTCCACCCATGATGTCTGGGATGCGCTGGAGCATTAGGGTTTCTAAATGGAGTTCCTACTGTTAAATCGGTGTAGTTGCTACCATTAAAACCAAGGTGTTTACGAACAGATAACTTATAGGTCGCTACACCAACCGCACCCGTATTGGTAATAGTTAGTTTAAATAATTCAGGTAGTTTACCAGTCCAAGTTCCTGCAAGTGTGGGAACACCATTAGAACTACCCGCAAAGCTGGCATCAAAGAAAGGTGTGGGGGCTGCGGAACTATGCCAAAACCCTGTTTGGAATGGTTCTTGGGGATAATAAAAAGAAGTAGAGCTATAGGCAGTATCAATAGTATTTCTTTCGGTTATTCCTTGCAGAAGAGTATTGTAAATACTGCCAACTTTAGTATCTCTATTGTAAGACAAAGAATACTTGTATTTATAATGAGTGTTAACAGTTGTCCCTCCTAAACCATCAAGAAAATTTGAATTAGAAACAAGCAATGACTTATAAGCTAAAGCTTCAATCTTTTTTGTGAAAGACGAGTAAAGAAAATGAAGACGAAAAGGGTCTGAGCCAGGGTCATTAATTACGTTATGAGCAAATGAAAGCTTCTTTCCAAAGTCATATCTAGCACTATCACCTAAAAACCCTTGTCCCCCAGCATTAGTAAATTGGATTCTGTAAAAGATATCTAAAAACTCCGTTGCCCCTTGCGTACAAACTGTATCAAGTTTTAGATAAGCATAAGTTGTAGTAGATAAATTAGCCTGATTATTGCTAGTACCCAAATCCGTTAATCCAACACTATTAAATGTTCTAGCTGTCCCTGTAAAGTCTATTCTATTTTGTATTTGCAAAAAAGGAGGCTCAATATTGGGATTCCAGGTAGGAGAGGTAACTCCGCCGGGGGTATAACCAGTTGCAATAATATTAGTTAATGTAGAGTTTAAAATACTCGGAGCAGTAGTAGAAGTAGAAATAGAAATGCGTCTAGCACCAAAATAGTTGTTAGTCGCTGTTTGAGACAACACCCCTAACAACGAGTTGGCAGGTATTAAATTCTTTTGTTTAATTATTTCTACAATCTTCCCAGTAACACTATCAATCCGTCTTATTTCTACGCTACCTGTAATTTTCATATCTTTAGCCAATAACAATGCCGCCTAAGTTTATTTTAACATAACTACTGGTTAATTTACTAATAGATATTTGACTTGTGTAATTGTCTTGATATTCGTAAGACGTTACTTTTAAGTCTGTCTTTGAGTAACCTTGAGTTAGCTTAGAAATAGAAAGACCATTATAGATATCGTTGTATTCGTAAGTAGTTACTTTAAGGTTTACCTTAGAATAACCGTCAGTAAGTTTATTTGTAGATAATCCATTATAAGTATCATCACCAAATAAGAAATGCTGTGTTTCACTTGTTGACAAGTAAATGATATCTGATGGAGTTCTGACTATTTTTCCATAGAAACTAAATACAGTTACTATTTTATAATGTTTATTGAACTCTAAAAAGAAAGTTCTTTCTTCACTAACATCTACATAGTCAACTTCAATATAACTACCAGTTGTATTGGCAACTAAGCTATAACCAATTACAAATTGACTTTCACAGCTAGGGGGATTCCAGTGAACAGATATAAGAGTGCCTTCTTCTCCGCAGTAAGCTTTTTGGGGGTACAACGGTGCAGGAAAGAAAGTAACCTTCTGACATACTCTATCGCTCAATACCCCTTGACTTACAGAGTTGCCAAAGTATGTGGAGGTGAGAGTATTGTAAACAATAATATCCCAATAAATACCAGGATTACTTGCTAAACTAACCCTAAGAATAATAGGTAATCCAGTACCGTCATCACACCCAGTGGTATAACAGGTTGATTGAATAAATATAGTAGGCTCTTTGATCGTATTATTATCAAATAATACCGTTTTATTTCCTGCTATTTGCTCCCACTTGAATTGTGTAGCATCACTTTCAATAGTTCCGCCTAATTTAAACCCAGCAGTAGGAGGACAAACAATGATATAGGAAGGGATTAACAAATTCAAAAACCGATCTTTCTTGCCCCCAATTTTCCTAAATGTTGTTGTAAGCTGATATTGATTTACCCCAACCCGTATTTTTTGCCATTCATCACAGACAAACTCCCGATAATCAATTACACCGTTATTGGGACTCCAGAAAAACGAAATTGTACAGAGACTTCGTAATTGATTTAGTAATTCATCTACTTCTGTCCCTATCAAAACAGGCGAAGTTATAGACCATTCTTCATTGATGAGATCAACGCCCTGAAAAACAATTTGTTGATACCCGTCACCCAATTTATTTATCAATAGTGGAAGTGACGCTTTTTTAGACGCACTCCACAACGGATTCAGGATTAAAACAGGCTTTACACTGCCATCATTTACGGCGTTTTCGCAATCAGCCAAAGTTGCATAAAGCCCCGGTGAGCCGTAAACACCGGACAATGTACAACTAAAATTAATGTAATCATAGTTCGTCATCATCGAACCTCTGAGATCAGAAAAGTTGTTCCGGTGGCGTTGTAAGCGATCGCCCCAAGAGTGTCGTTTCCGGCAGTTGCAAAGTTAAGAGTTTCCCCTACTGGCAGGTTGACTGTCAAAACCGTTCCCACTGCACCACCAACGTTTTTAATAATCACAGATTTAGCCCCTGCTGTTACCGTGCCTGTGGTAGTTGTGCTAAGAAAGCCTGGAGTTCGTTGATTTCCCGATAACTGTCTCCAAATCGCTGACAACCAACCGATTGCTCCTATCCCCCCAGCCGGCATTGTTGCCCCAGTAATCGGACTTTCTTCTGAGTAATTCAGCGCAAAATGAGCAACATCGGGGTTGTCCGTTGTCCCTGCGGACGAGTTTGTGAGCGATCGCTGATAGGGGCTTCCGTCTCCCCCAACGTAAATGCGTGGTGTGGGCATAATTTAAAATTCCATTGCAAATACAGAAGCATATCGAGAAGTGAAAATACCTACCCAGTTGTATTTCGTTAGAAGTATCGGGTCAGAAACTACCCAACGCGATGACCTGCCATTGAGATCAACTGCGGCGACTCTGACGTAATATTTCCCTGCGGATATGTTCGCAAACTGCGTTGAGGCAGTTGTTTCAAATCTGCTATTCCCCCACAAATCGTCATCGCCAAGCCGCAATTCAATGGTGTAGCCTGTGATATAGGGATCTCGCTCACTTCCCAAAAGCGGAAAATCCCAGACTGCATTGAGATCAAATAGGTCAATCGCGCGGTAACTGAGGGTGATATTCCTGGGAACTGACACAACAACGGGAGGATTGCGGCGGGGTGGCAATGGCTCAAGACTCCAGCCATTTTCAATCTGAGAATATTTGGCAGGGTTGTATTCAATAGCCGTAATTTCGTGCATCATTTCCGTGCTACCGGAACTCGGTACGCGATTTAAAACCCGGAATAACTGCGGCCGTACGGTGGTTGATGCCAGTATCCAGTTACTTTCCGGTGGTGGCACTGATGATAAAGCGGATGCAAGGGTTAACGTTGTAGTTAGTCCAGGCGAATTGGTAACGGATTTTTCCTGTACTGTCCCATCAGCAAGCATTACCGTGAGGGTGTAAGTCTCCCCTGATAAAATCTCTACTTCATGATCTAAGGTAATTTCTGTGGTAGTCGCTGCTGCAATCAATCCTCCGTATCGGATATCAGCCTTTTTTGAGTCCATCACCCTGATAATGTCACCCGGCTTGGTATAAGCACCATAGGCTCTACATCGGAAAGATACGGTTTCCTGTTCTAGTCTGTCAGTGAGCAAGGCAGCATAGCCAGCCCGTCGCGCTTGACCTCTTGACACACAAGCAAAAGCAGACATTTCTATTTCCCGAACGCCATATTTAGCTATTCCACTGGGATCATCAATGGTTTCCACTGACCGACGGTAAAAGTCGTCAGGGTTCACCCAAGTTACCAAAGCTATAGTATTTCTAGTTTTTAGTCCTGTGCGGGTATATGAAAACATCCCATCTTCTACATCGGCTTGAGTAAATTGTGCTACTGGAGATCCGGGCTTGTCAGCAACAAAGGCGATCGCTCCATTCATCCAATAGCTGAAACCACGAAACACTGATAGAAACTGTTGAATAACCTTATACGCTTCCTCTTTGCCCTCTAGTAATAAGTGGCATTGAAAACGATGTTCCGTACCTCCATATCCATTGGGGACGTACTCATTGCAATATTGGCTAATCTCATACAATGCCCATTTATCAATTTGGGATTGATTAATATACCTGCCAAGTCCATAGCGGGTGTTAGTGATCAGGTCATAGAGTATCCACGCCGGATCTGCCACTGCCACTGATGGGGTGTAAAATGTTCCGTTCCAAGTTCCGCTATACGTCAGTCCCCTTGTACCTGTTGGGGTGGCATTTGATGGTATCTGAATTTTCCGCCCTGCCAACCTTAGGGATATTTGCGGCGTGTCTTGGAATTGTGCAGCATCAAATCTGAACCCAAACATCGCGCTATTAGGGTATTTGAGTTTAGTTTCCGTGACTTCAGTAAATGAGCGCCATGTTAAAACTCGCTGATACCTTGTAGAGTCGGTATCTTGGGGCGTTACTCGCTCAACTCTGACGCTAAAATCTGTTACTGTGCCACCGACATTATTGACCGCAAAAGCATATTCAAATTCTGTAAGGGTTGCAAAGCGTCCGCCTAAGTTGCCCTCATAAGCTAGATAGAACGCCCCCGCACCTTGTTTTAGGTAAATCCTAAAAGTTACATTTAAGCCCAAAACCCCGCCGTCTGGGGGGTATTCCTGAAGCACCACGCCCAGGCGGATTCTAATAATATCTAAATTTCCATTAGCGATGGTGCGAGTGATGGGAAGGTTGTTCTTAACCTCAGTAGCAACACTGGTTTCGCTAGTGACCTCATCCCCAAAACCCGGCATTCTTCCCTGTGCCTGTGTTCCGGGTCGCCAGTCCCAGCCAAAATCCTGGAAGTTGAGCGAACCATCGGCATTTTGCACTGGAGTTTCATCGAAATAGACGGATTGCAGCCCGTTAACCAGTCCCTCAATTTCCCCTTCTGACACAATCCCCAGCATTGCAGCGTTAGACACGGAACGCCCTGATATAGCTGTTTCTGTCGGCTTGGGTGGGGATTTTTTACGGCCCCCACTACCACCAAATCCTTTAAATTGTTTTTTCGGCATAAGTCGTATTTAAGTTACGACTTTATTTTTGCCTGTTGTCGGGCTTAATCCAATTTTCGTTAGACAGCCTACATGAGGCAAATTGATTGAACAATCTTTTTCTCAATGGAGAATATGAAATTACGTAACCCCAGAAAAACCCTTGAATGCAAATCACAGAGCTAATCCGTCCTTTGTTCCATTCACAATCAAAGTTATCTGGATGCTGAAATAGTATTTTTTGACCCTCTTTGTATTTAGGTTCGCCTATCAAAATGCCACCCCCATTTCAGTCAAATTCTGTTGATATTCCCGTTCTTGTTGCTCAAATTCCCTCTTGATCAACCTTCTCCAACCCCTGCGACAAATCTTGTATGATTCACTGAAAAACCACATCACAGCACGCTTCACGGATTTAACCACCGACTCAACATTTACTTCAATTAGCGATCGCTCAAAACCCACAGAATTAAACTGAATCATTCCATAAAATAGGGAGTCAAACAGCGTCAACATCAACGCCCCTTTATGTTCTGGCAACAGGTCAAAGGGGTCTGTATCTGGAAATTTCCGTATCATCTTCTCTTTCCAAAGCTGATAAGCACATCTATATAATTGCGCCATTCCCACCAAGTCCATATTTTCCAATGTGGGAGGAATAACAGTTGTGCCGGACAATTTAGGAGTGAAGTCCAAAAACCCCAATCCCCAGACTTCCTCAATTTCCCCTGTGTCTTGATTAGTGCGAGTTTTCCAAAGTCCAGTTGATAGCAGTTGTCTCACGTTTCTACAGCTATGTTCGGAACTACAAGCACCACTCCAGTGTTTCTTGAGATATGCCGACAGGTAAATATTTGTCATCTCAATAGATGCTGCACCTGTCTGGGATGCGGCTATTATCTCCCCTGCTTTTTCGGGAACAAGCTTATTATTCTCCAGTAGTTCTAATCTTTCGAGGGCTGCCCAACAGTAAGCGTTGGTAACTCCCATGACCGCTAAAAGTTGCGGTGTGTTCAAATCTTGGATTCTGTCAAAGATTTCTGATTCTTTTTTCAGAAAGTCTTGTTTTGTTATTTGGTGTTGTGTTATCATAAGTTTATCAAAACCTCGCTTTATTTTTTTGAACGCCGCCCTTGAGTAGGATCTTGGGTGGCTAATTTATTTTAGCCCTAAATTATCGGGAAATCAATAATTTCATCAATACTCTAATAGCTGCATCGTTAAAACCGCTCTACACCCAGTTTTCGGTACTTGAGGACTATATGCTTTTACTTCTATTACAAACGAGAAGAATTTGAGATCAAAAGAGGAATTAAATTAAAAGAGAAAATAAAATAACTGCTCTCGTTTGATATAAATGAAAAGCATATAGTCCTCAGATAGATTCAGGTAGATGGTAAACAGTAAAATAATAGACTTCCGTTGATGGTTTCCTCATTCGCGTGAGACTCTTGACTTATAGACTTTTCTCTGATTGTGCTATACAGTTAGGTATTGTATTAGGAAAAACTGTATGGCACGCCCGAAAATTAATGGAGCTACTATTTTGATTAGGCTTTCCCCTGGTGAGAAGGAGAGGTTAAGCCGTAAGTTGATAGCGGCCGGATTTGTCTATCGCAGGAAGGGAGAAGTGGAGGCTGGGTTCACACAATGCATGAAAGCCTTATCTAGTATGCCTTTGGAGTTTTTTGAAAAAATTTTTGAAAAAGGGGTTGACATTCCAGAATAAGTGCTATACAGTTATAAATGTAGAGAGGAAAGCAAACACTACTCACAATCAAAAGAAATCATGAAAACCGTACAAGAAATCAAAGAGCATATCAACTTTTTAAACAAACAAATCAATTGGTATAAAGGCAAAGGCGGAAAGCTCTTGACTCAAAAAAGAGCTTTAGCTAGACCTTCTGATTCTGACAATCAAGATTACGACAAATCTCCTGAGCAAATTGTTCAGGAAAGCCAAGAATTGATAAATAAACTGGAAGTTGATTTAATGTCCGCTCAATTTAGAGAAGGACAATCAACTTATAGAGTAAATTATCAAAAATCAGTTTTAGGGATGTTTCAAATGGGCAGCGTTTTGGTGCAAGCCCACACAGCAGAACTCGCGTTAAGTCAGGTAGATGGTGCTGTTTCAGTATCTCTCCATCAAGAAGGGGGGATAAAAGATTTAGAAAACCAAATCTCCGCTTTAGCGGAATGGATTTAATGCCCTTATTTCAACCCACACCCTCGAACAAATCCTTTGCCGAAACCCGTCATTTCTGACGGGTTTTTTTATTGCCTAACTCGGCTGGTAGGAAGTCGTAATCTTGGCAGAGATAATATACATCCCCACCAATGCCACCCCGTAAATTATTGGCACACGCCCCCCTTCTTTAACGGTCGTTGACGTACCACCAAACACCAGTGATTTTTTGTCCTCTCTAGCGTCAGGTGATTCTTGCCGTCCGAACAGGGAAGAAATACCACCCAGTAGCAAAGCACCCCCTGTCAGAAATAGAGTTGCTGAAGATAGCCCCAGGAAGCCCGCTGGCCCAGTTAAAAACCCCGCCGCAATCAGTGCCACGCCTGCAATAATTTTACCAGCTGCACCAGCACCAGCGATTACAGGCATGATTCTGATAGATTGCACCTTTTTGGAAATTGGGCATTTTAGATGCTGTTCTTCAATCTCCTGATACCCTACCTGAATTTGATAGGATACGCCACGGTTAGCAGCTTCAAATAGATAATTCGCAAAATCTTTGAAGTTAGCACGTAGTGCCGCCACAGCTTCGGCAACACTAGATACAGCAACGGTAATTTGTGAGGTAAAATAGTCTGCAAGTTCACCTTGTAAGTAGATTGTGATCATGGATTGTTTAGGTGTGAATAACATGGATGAAATTCCTGAAATTAGAGTAAATATTCAGGGCAAGCTCATCTCTAGCTTGTTGGATGAATCGTGGTTTTTGGAGTTAATCAAAATCATCCCTGAAATCAAAACATTGCTTGTTAATGGTGTTTTGACGGGCGTTTGTTTAACTACCATGACGTTCGCATTTCAGGTAAAGATGAAATATGCTGACGATACAAGTACAGCAAGCGTCAAGTTAATGACGCTTGGGTATAAGGTGAATATTTTATACGGATAATCGATTTTTCGTCTAAATCTTTTAAAAATTCATACCGCATTTTGACGGTTTTTGCTCCTAGTAATGCGTTGTGATTGCCGTCGGTTTCTAGTGATGGAGGTAATTCACCCGCGTATTTAAGATGATCCTCTTTCCACTGGATAACGTCTCTACACCTCATTGGAAAGCTAAACGGTAATTCCGCCATCACCCCAAACAGTTGACACAAAACTACCCAGTCGTAACTACACCATTCACCCCAAAACTCTATAGATTCTTCTGTTACAGCGTCCCTTAATTCTTTGTAGCCTTTATCTGCTGACGGGACGGGTAAAATACTTGGTTTTGTAAATCGTAAAACTTGACGCGCAATTTCTTGTTTTGGATGGGCGCACAGATAGGAGTCTCTATAAGCTGGTTTTACCCAAGGTTCAGACGGGTTAACCTTAAACCCATCTTTATCTAATCCGATTGGGTGCAAAACATTTTCTAGCACCCAGTCACTGGCCTTTGAAAAATCACATTCACTGTTGATGGCGTAGTATTCGCGTCCGTCGTCGGCAACTATACCAATAGAAATCAAATCTATGGTCACGCCGTTTTCTATAAATTCTGAGTCTAAGTAGTAGCGCATATTTTTAACTCTATGACTTACCCAATAATTCCCCTTACGCCAACCTGGTCCAATCCAGAAACAGAAACCGCCGATATTGCCAAAACTAAATATGGTGAAACTGGAGTTGAACGCCGTACCACCAAGGGTATTAATACCATTAGCAGTGCGTGGGATATCAGCATAAATATTATTAATTTTGCAGAAGTAGATGAATTTCTCAGGACGCGGCGTGGTTCTCCATTCAGGTTGTCACTTGATGGCGGTGTGACCGACGACGGAAAACTGTACATTTGCAAAGAGTGGACTATTCAACAGCAGGGTGTGACGGCGGCTGCTTTTAGTGGAAAGTTTGAGCAGGTTAGGAGGTTTTTGTAGAGAATAAAAATATTTTAAGTGTAAGGACACTTTGCTATTGACAAGGATAAAGTATAAGTGTAATATTATAAATGTAGAGACAAGGGGAGCAAGCCCAAGTCTCTGAGTAAATCAAGCGAATTAAGGAAATTATATCATGGCTACATTTGTAATGCTATCTTCCGTTGCATCAAAATCGGGAAATGAATTTCACCCCAATCCCTACCAATTTTTCTTCATAAATGTGTTGTTGGGTGATTCACCTGGGTGTAAATGTGATGGATACTCCCAAGACTTCAATAAAGCATTGTGGTACGCTTTTACTGAGATTTTAGAAGGTGATTATAGCTTAATTCGCAAAGTCGATCTTAATCCCGAATCCTGGTATTCACCAGAGTCGGTAATCAATTTAGAGGCTGACGTATTCGTTGACAGCTATCTAAAAGACCAAGAGCCTGAATGGTTTGCAAGAATGATTGAAGTGCGGGGCGAACCTCGTAAATATGGTTCAGACTATATTTTTCCCTACCCTGAAGCCGAAGAAGTTGAAAGCGATCGCTGTGATTATGAAATTTCTCAAGCAATCATTAACAAGCTTGAAGAAGAAACTAAGCAAGTGATGTTTGAGCATTTACATAAAGAAGTCGTCTCTGTGTCTAATTTAGAGCAAGATGAATACGGCGAATATTACGGGAGAACGAACGAGAAATTGACTCAGTTGTACTTCAAAAGTGATGATGAGTGCGAATATGAATTAGCTGGAAAATTCAAACCCACTGATGCCTTTGTTGATGGCGACAGATTGTACGTAGAAGTCTAGAAAACAAATGCGATCGCTGGTTATTCAGTTAGCGATCGCGCACTTTTATCAAAAAAAATGAAACCACCATTCCCAAAAAATTCCCTTGAATCTGCGTACCGATTAGTAGCAGATATCGCCGAAATGCTACTACTTTATAATGTTCCACTGCACCAATATAACCCAAATTTCCCTTTTAAAAATCCAACTCCATCTAAAGCAGAAATAGAAAAATTTGATATTTCCTGTTTATCAAATCCTGATGGTTCAAAGTATGTGGAAGATCCCAATAATGCCAGTGTCGTTCCGTCTGATGCTTTGGATAGATTGGCTGATGCTATAGAAGCATTAGGTGAAATAGAAGAAAGTTATTGGAGTGAAGAATAATATGTCCGCAGAATCAACCATTAGACAAGAATTGAAAAAATGCTCTTTGGAAGAATTATTTCAAAGAAAAGATTACCTAGAGAAACTGATTTTGGTTTCTCGATCAGAAATAAAACCAGAAAAAATTATGGAAATAGAAGATTTACGTACTCTACTTGAAAATCAAATAGATGCCAGTGCGATACTCCAAGAGTTTGCAATAATCTCTGTGCATGAAATTAATGAAGAGATCATCGAAAGACTCAGAAATAAACTCAATCAAGAGAAATAGATGTTAGAAGCTAGATCAATGTACAGGGCGGGTAATTTGATACTTGCTAAAGACTGTGACTTTGACAGCTATAAAGAATTGGGGCTAATATGTCCCTTCTGTGACCAACCTGTTTTTTTGGTAAAACCTGCTTTTAAGCAACGCCAAAAAACAGGTACTACTTATTACTGTCAACCTCACTTTAGTCATTATCCTGGCAGCGACATCAGTGATGATGACTGCGAAAAACGCTCTCGATCTACAGAAGGGCAACAATGGTTAGAAAATATCAGAATTGAACGCCGAAATCAGCGACTTGAGCTATTTAATTTGTATTTCTGGGAAATTATTAAAAGCAGTAATGGTTATCCAAAATCACCAGAAAAAACAATTGAAAAACAAATAGGAGTTGATCAATTATTTAAGATTCAATCTGATATTAGGGAGTGGTGGAATAGTCACAGAGAGGAAGTTTACCAATTAATTGATGTTGCCTTTGATCAATTAATAAACAAAGATGTCGCTAAATCCCAAATGCACGAAATGGCAAAACAAGTAGGTTATGAACGTGCGTCTGTAGCATATCTTGATAGATTAGCTTTCTCTCTGACGGCTGATCATAAACTCCATAAAGCGATCGCCTATGAAGCTGCTGATTTTCTAGGAACTCGCAAAGCTGGTATAGCTTTCAGAAAAATGATAGCGATCGCCATCCATGATGTTTCTATTCACAACAAAATTCACTACGTAAAATACGAAAATATTACTGTTCATCTAATTTCTCAATTAGTTAATACTCGATGGATTGAGGAGTTGGAAGGTAAAAAACAAAGTAAAAGTAGAGGTTTTGGGAATGAGTAGAAGACAGGAGAGTATAACACTCTCTATTTCCTGGGAACACAAGGCTAAACTTGAGCAAAAAGCTTTGGAGTTTGGCTGCCTATGGGGCGATCGCCCTAATATTTCATCGTTACTAAAAGCGATCGCTGACGGTGAAATTTTACTATCAAAATCTGGTAAACCGGACAAGAAAGAACGGAAAATAATCAAGGATGCGATCGCAAGTATCCAATCTGCATTAACAATTTTACTGGAGTTAATTTAATGATTACGCCCGAAGTAGAAGCAAAGTTTAAAGAGCATATCCAAGAATTAAAACAAAAAGGAATAGATGAAACAGAGATAATGTGCAGTTTTTATGATTTGGTTCAGTCTCATGTATCTTACTGGATTAATAGCACGGACATATTCAATTATGCTCAATGCTTAATTGACGATGATGAAAGTAAATTATCAATCCAAAGAGATAGAGTTAATTCAACGCATTCCAGATAAGCGCGATCGCCAACTAGCCCCGTAATAGGGGCTTTTTTATTGGCAATTGTGACATACTCCACACACTCCCCTTCGGGTGAGTGTGGGCTTCTCAGCGACTCTTCTATGAAGACATTGACTGAGCTTTAAGACCGTGTGTCCCACGGTT